TCGCTAACAAGAACGTGTACTATCGTAGAATTAGCATCACTAACTTGATGTAATTGATTAAGCCGAGATACATCGGTATTCAAAAGAGGGCCTTAGGGCTCTCTTTTTTTGTCTGCATAAATAGAAGACAAGAGGAGATAATATGGCTACCCTAACAACAATACCTGCAAATAGAAGTTTTCTTTCGAATAACAAATTTGATTTTGTTCTTAAAAGAATTCCTAATTTTACATTTTTAGTACAGAGTGTGAATTTGCCCGGACTCAGTTTACTTTCAACATCAATTAATACTCCATTCTCTGCTGTTAGTATTCCGGGAAATCAAATTACATTTTCATCACTCACACTATCATTCATAGTTGATGAAGACATGGAGTCTTGGTTAGAATTGTATAATTGGATTGTTCAACTAGGCAATCCAAAAGGATACAATAAAGTCGGAACACTCACAGGCAAACCAGGCTCTGTCACTAACACCACATCTGATGCAACATTGTTCATAAAATCAAATGCAAACAATTCAAACTTAAGATTTGATTTTGTTGATTTGTATCCAACTGAACTTGGAGAAATGAATTTCACAACTACTGATAATCAAGAATTTGTTACATCAACAGTAACATTTAATTATGGATATTATGAAGCGACAAGCATTTGACATTTACCTTTAAGTGTGTTATTATAATGAGTACGAATATTGATATGAGGATTGAATATGACATTGGATCAAATGATGGAAGAGTGGAGACTGGACGCTACAGTTGACTCCACAGAGTTAGGTATCGCATCTTTAAAGATACCAGAATTACACAGTAAGTATCTCAAAATTTATTTTGACGAAAGACGCAAACTCAAAGCACTTGAGTTTCAAAGCAAAGATTTATCTTTGAAGAAGTATGAGTATTACAATGGAAAACTTTCACAAGAAGAACTTGACGAACTCAATTGGGAGCCATTCGTTAAGCGTCTGATGAAAAATGAAGTTGATATGTACCTTGACTCTGATAAGGATATTATACACAACAATGTTCGCATAATCAACCAAAAAGAAAAGTTAGCGTTTCTGGAAGAAGTGCTTAAGAACGTCAACCAACGCAATTTTCAGATTAAGAACGCTATAGAATGGAAGAAGTTTACGCAAGGTGTACAATAAACTCTATATCTCAAAAGTAGATGAAGTCTACGCACACATCAAGTGTGAAAACTCCGATGCAATGGAGTTGAATGAATACTTCACGTTCTACGTTCCCGGTTACAAATTTATGCCCGCATTTAGAAACAAAGTGTGGGATGGAAAGATACGTCTATTCAATTCTCAGAATAGACAAATCTATTATGGTTTAATTCCGTATCTAGAGAAGTTTGCTAAAGAACGTGAGTATGAAATTGAGTTTGATGAATCAGTCGAAACGTATGATGAATTTTCTGTAGCAGAAGCAAAAGACTTTATTGATACTTTAGGCATTCCTTTTGAAGTTAGAGACTATCAGATAGATGCATTCATTCATGCAGTACGTAGTAGAAGAAATTTATTAGTATCACCAACAGCATCAGGCAAGTCGCTTATCATATATCTCATTGCGAGATATTTAAATTGTAAGACTCTCATTATTGTTCCTACAATCTCACTTGTCGCACAGCTATACAAAGACTTTGAAGACTATGGGTTTGAGAGTGATAAATACATACACCAGATCATGTCAGGTGCAAGCAAACAAACTGATTGCCCTATTGTCATATCTACATGGCAGTCAATTTACAAGATGCCAAAAGAATGGTTCAAAGAATTTGAATTAGTTGTTGGAGATGAAGCACATTTGTTTAAGGCAAAGTCGTTGATATCAATTCTAACAAAACTAACAGAGTGCAAGTATAGATTTGGTCTGACAGGTACGCTAGACGGCACACAGACACATAGATTAGTTTTAGAGGGTTTGTTCGGTAAAGTCAAACAAATTACAACAACAAAAGAATTGATTGACTCTGGACGATTGGCGAAGTTTAGAATTAAGGCATTGGTGCTTAAGCACAACGAAGAATCGTGTAAGCTGGGCAAGAATTTCAAATATCAAGATGAGATAAATTATATTATAGGTAAGCCGTCACGCAATAGATTCATTAGAAATTTGACTCTGAGTCTAGAAGGTAACACTCTTCTGCTGTATCAATTTGTTGACAAACATGGCAGAATATTGTATAATATGATTAAGGACGCAGTAGAAGAAAATAGACCTGTATTCTTTATTCATGGTGCTGTTGGAGTAGATGAGAGAGAAGAAGTTCGTAGAATTACTGAGAACGAAGAGAATGCAATTATCGTAGCATCATATGGAACATTCTCTACTGGTATCAACATTCGTAATCTACACAATGTTATTTTTGCTTCACCAAGCAAGAGTAAGATTAGAACACTACAGTCTATTGGTCGAGGATTGCGTTTGGGAGATAATAAGAAAGAAGCTATTCTATATGACATATCGGATGACATGACACATAAGAGTAGAAAGAATTTTACGTTAGAACATTTTATCGAAAGAATGAAAATTTACAACGATGAAAAGTTTGAATATAAAATTTACACGTTAAATTTAAAGGAAGAATAATGCTTTGCAAAGTACTAAAATTAACAAACGGTGATACTCTCATCGGTAATGTTGTTGAAGAAAGTAGAGGCTACATTGAAGTTCATCGTCCCATGAGAGTTGTTCTTGTTCCTAGAATTGCTGACGATCATACGTTTAGCTTGACTATGATGAAATGGGATCCACTTACAAATTTTGATTTGCCTTCTAGAATATTCAAACAGAGTATTGTTTCGGTATCTGAAGCAACATCAGAAATCATAAGAGTCTATGGTCAAGCATATAAAGAATTTGAATCAAGTGAAGAAGATGAGATTGAAATTGAACCAGACGATAGGATGTCTGAAATAAAAGAAGAGATTGACAAGAAGAGATCAGCAATGACTTCATCTAACAATCATATATTACATTAAGTCTTTATCAAAGGGAACACAGTGATAATAACTCATTGTCAAGTGTTTGTCAACTAATTGAGGTGAAACATGAGCATTACTACCAATACCGTTAAAACAACAAAAGTAAAACATTACGTAAACAACGAACATTTCTTAGAAGAGATGGTTGTCTTTCGTGCCGCTGTCAAAGAAGCAGAAGCAACGAACGGCGAACGCCCAAGAGTACCAGAGTACATTGGCGAATGTTTGTTTAAGATTGCAACGCACTTAGCACGTAAGCCAAACTTTGCAAACTACACATTCAAAGAAGATATGGTATCTGATGGTATTGAAAACTGTCTACTGTATATTGATAACTTTGACCCTGAGAAGTCTAAGAATCCATTTGCGTACTTTACCCAAATCATCTACTATGCGTTCTTGCGAAGAATTCAGAAAGAGAAAAAACATTTGTACATCAAGTACAAGAGCATGGACAATCTAATCATTACCTCTCTCATTGAAAACAATGGCGAAGAATATGTCTCTTCAAGTCTAAACGGCGTAATGCATGATTCATATAGCGAAGAATTCATTAGCGACTTTATCAAAGCATTCGAAGTGAATAAAGATAAAAAGATTGCAAGTGCAAAGCCTAGAAAGAAAAAGACAGAGACTGTATTTGATGAATTTCTGGAGAACGACAATGCAGACACCAATACCAGCCCAACTTGAAAATTGGCTAAAGATTGTCAACGACAAAAGATCACCACAAAATCTCAGAGAGACTGCCGTCTTGCATTTGACTGAGATTCGTGCTATAATTGACAAGTCATTAGATACAACAATGAAGAAGCAAGGGCAACGAAAGTATGAGAATATGTCTATTAGGTGATACGCACTTTGGTGTCAGAAATGATTCCAAAGCGTTTCATGCTTACTATGAAAAATTTTATGATGAAACATTCTTTCCAGAATTGGCAGAGCGTGGTGTAAAAACAATCATACAACTTGGTGATTTGTTTGATAGGCGCAAGTATATCAACTTCCATTCGTTGATGGAAAGCCGTAGGTACTTCTTTGACAGATGCGTTGAAGAGGGCATTACTCTTCATGCATTGATTGGCAATCACGATATCTTTTGGAAAGAAAGTCTTGAAGTTAATTCTCCAGATTTGTTGTTGCGTGACTATCACAATGTCCGTTTATGGCAAACACATGGCACATTAGAAGTCGATGGGATCAACATTGATATGATACCGTGGATATGCAAAGACAATGAAACAGAAACCTTTGAGTTTATCAAGAACAGCACTTCATCGGTGTGCATGGGACATTTTGAACTTTCGGGATTTCCATTGTCTAGGGGTGTAGATAGCCACGATGGGATTGACTATAAGTTTCTAAGCAACTATAATAGAGTGTTCAGTGGACACTATCATACGTTCTCCGAACATAACAGCATCACGTATGTGGGAACTCCATACGAACTCTTTTGGTCAGACTATCAAGATCAAAAGAAATTTGCTATCTTAGACACAGAGACCATGAAAGTTGAGTACGTAAACAATCCCCACAGAATGTTTTACAAAGTTAACTATGATGATAATAGCACTGACAAGTTGAAGATTCAAGACTTGAAGAATATGGATTTCTCTAAGTATGCAAATGCTTATGTGAAAGTTGTTGTCGTGAATAAACAAGACCCATACTTATTTGAAAAACTTGTTGATGAAATATATAAAGTGAGTCCAGTCGATGTTACAATCGTTGAAGACTTTACCGAATTTAGTGAAACAGAAGATGATGAAGACATTGTGAATCAAGCTGAAGACACCATGTCTATTCTATCTAAATTTATTGATGCACAAAGTTTGAGTATCAGTGATCCTAATAAATTGAAAACATTGATGCGTGAACTTTATGTTGAGGCGCTATCCACAGAAAACATAGAATGA